TCACCTACAGTAGAGGTGTTTCCCGTTCTTAGTTTTCTGAATCCCTTCTGGCCAAGAACTTGGCGCTGGAAGTTAGGGGTTGCGTTTACGTTTTCGTAAGCCATCGTATATCAAGTTTTAAGTTGTCAAGTATCAAGTGTCAAATACTTGACAAAGGTAATAATTATTGTGTTAGCATATCTAAGAGGTTCTCTCCCTCATCGGTAAGCTCACCTCGTTTTCCTTGACGCTGAGAAATCATCTTAGACTGCTCAACAGCCTGCTTCTTAACTCTTTCGTCCTTAGCTTTTTCCTTCTTGTCTTCAAGTCCCTCTCTAAACTGCATATCCTGCTGCTTCATACCCATATTAGCTTGGGTTTTAGCGCCTTCAATCTGTCCCTTGAGTTGGTACTCCAACTGAAGCAATTGAGCCTTAGCTTGAGCATCTGCTTGAATCTCTGCAATCTTAGCTTGACTCTGCATCTGAATCTCCTGCATTTTACCTTGGCTAGATGCTTGTGCTGTTGCTTGATTCATCTGAGCCTGCATCTGCGAGTTCTGCCGTGCCATTTCCTGCTGGCTTCTCATACGCTTTTTGCGACGAATAATAAGTAAGCGCTCGGCTTGGTCGACATCTTTAAGCTGTCTTACAGCCATCGCATCCTCTAGGTCAATTTCCTTCTGGGCGAGAGCTACTTGAATGTTTTGCTCTAAGTATGCTTTTTCAGTGTCGTCCATTTCTGTCTGAATCTTAACACCAAAATTATACATCGGTAGGTCTCCAAATGATGACAACACCTTCATATTGCTTTTACCTATTGCCCTTTCGTAGGCTTTAAATAATACAGACTTAGGCGGTAGTATCTGAAGACATTTAACAATATCCTCACACACTCTAGCGTATAGATAAATAGCTGAATTTGTAATATCATAAATAGCATTGTTGCCGGCTGCAATAGCCTGCTGTCTTACACCTACAAGTTGCTCTCCTTTAGGGGATGTTCCATCCATTACCTCGTTAATACCTGTAGTATCACGTATAAGACGGAGATTATGGTTGTAAATACCGATAAGCTCATTAATATTTCTAATGCTATTGTCTAGAGACCTGATTGGAGGGTTCTGGAACCCACCTTCTGGATTTTTACTGCGGTAGTAGAAGACACCAGTTTGCTCATAGATATCTTGTATGTCTAGTGGTTGTAATTCACCGCCTTTACCAAGCTGTACATTTTCCAACCCTTCAATGTCTACAATAAGTCCATCAGGCTTAGCTTTAGCGATAGACTGCTGGAGTTTTAAGTGAGAGAGTTGCAATTGGTCAGCAAATCCGATTACAGAGCCCACAAGAGACTTAGGCATCATTCTGCGCAGGTTAGTAGCAACTACTGAATAAGAAAGCCTAGCTTTTGTTAAATCGTGTACATTCTTGGGAACATTTCTTTTTTGACCGTAGTCAAACATATATCCGCACCCAATTAAATAGCTCCCCCCGAATACCGTTTGGATATTCATATTTACAGGATTACGGTCGTACACCGACTCCTTGGGAGGTGTGTAATCAAATCCTTTGTAGTAGAAGTTTGTGTTACCAAACTTAGAACCTTTCTCTTCAAACATCATATCGTCTGTAGATAGGAATTCAAAGTCCATAACCTCAACGATAAACTCATCGTAACCGTATGTTGTACGGTCTAGTGTTTCATCGTAGTATTTATAAGATAGTTTGTCCGCTCTGTTTTGGTACTTATTTTTTACTTTTTGAGCTATTTTCTCGTACTCGTCTTCTGTAAGCTCATCACGAGCAATACGCTTAAGTTCTGAGATGCTAATTTTCTTAATGTGTCCTGCGTAGATGAGGTCGCTAAACGTAGGGTCTTCGGTGTAGCTATGGAAGAAGTATGCTGGGTCGATATACTCTTCTTGGATTCCATAGTTTGGGTCGTTATTTCTTTTTATAACCCCCATACCGCAGGTTACCAAGTCATTAACTGCTCTGCGATAAACGCGTTGGTCAAAGTCATTCCACTCAAGAGTCATATTAGTACCAACCTGCGCTGCTATCTCGGCAGCTGTCTTTATATTGGTATCCATAAATATCTCAGCTTCCTCTGGAGTTTCCGGTAAAGAATCGGTATCTATTTTTGTGTCTACACCAATTTGGTTTAGACCTTCAATAATTTCCTTGTTCTTTACTTGGAACATTTTTTTTGCTCTTTCTTTATCTTTTTCAGTTTGAGAAAGAGGGTCGATAGCAGTAAGGTTTGGGTAAGGCTTTTTAGATAGAATGTTATTTACAACAATCTTTACAAACTTAGGGACGATAGGCACCGGAGACCAATCAAGGTTTAGCAACGTACCGTCCCCGCTGTTTGGGTCTAAAGAGTTTAGAATCTGTTTGTATATAGAAGTATCTTGCGTACCGTTCGCGTAATCGCGGTTGGTCTCAAAGTCTTTAAGCCTGCGTCTGAACAAACTTCGTTCATCGTCAGACTGACCCCATTGTTTTTCAATAGCTTGGGCATATTTTAGACCATAAGACTTTTTAGTCTTCACACTGTAGTGTGAGAATGGGTCTGGGAAATTGCCGTACTTCCCTTTATTGTTGTTATTATCGTACATATAGCCTTTCGCAGAATACTTCCTTGCAAATATACGAAAATAAAGACCTGTGTTTTAACGTCTTAACTCTTTGGTATATCTACGGAAAAATTGTTTATCGTTAAAATTAGATTCTTTCTTTTCAGACTTGATTTTTTGCGCTGCTAAGAGTGCTAATCCAGAACTAATAGTAAGGTCAAACTTAGTACGGTTATCTATTTTATAACCAATCCAGTCTTCTAGTGTGCGCTCAAAGTACATTTTACCCATTTCACCAGTTTCTGAATTAATACCTACGTGTTCTTCTACGTAAGCTTCTATAGCCTGCGCGTGAGACTGTATAACGTCTACAGAGTTAGAGGGAATACCTCTAGTTTTAACATTTGTAGATGAATTTGGTGCTTTTAAATGTTCTGGACGTTTCATTACGTACTCTTCGTATCCCCTTGATTCAAAATACCTTACTATTCCATACTTATTATTTTCTATAAGTAGCGGGTATCCGTAGAACACAGCGGCCATCAATATATCTTCATAGAATATTCTAGCTAAAGGGGGTCTAGAAGCGTATTCAGCAACAAACATATTTGCAGGAGCAGCCATATTAAATTTATTGTAAAGATGACAAGCACCTTTTGAACCTCTATTGTCTGTTGTAGAATCTAGGTCATAGCTATCAACACCGCCTACACCTATATGGCTATTTGCTGGATGTTTTTTATTGTAGTTTACTACGTACTTATTTCTCAGTTCATCTGGCGGCATCCAAGCAATGCGCCATCTACCTTCTGCGTTTGGGTTAAAAACTACTTCCTTGTCTTGCGTTCCGTCTTTCCAACTGAAATTTCCACGAACAACTGGGTTTGGGAACAACTCTTGGTTGTAGGATATTTGCTCGTATATTTTACCAATATTAAAAGTAGAGCCTTCAATACTGTCGCGCATTGCCTCGTCAATAGTAAAGGGAAACTGACGTATAAATTCGTTAAGCTCACGAGCATCGTGCTTTAGAGCGTCCCTTTCGTTCTTTAGATACGTCTTAGCCCCTATGTCTACGTAGTCCCCATCAATCGTCTGTACAGGTTTTTTAGGGTCATCCACAATAGGGTTTCCGTGCTTATCAAAGAATCCTTCGAGGGCTTCATAGGCGGGTATAAATAGTCTATAAAGACCAGTCTTTGTTCTTCCATTGGCGTTTCTATCTTCTGGGTCCGAGTCTCTCCATATTTCTTTATACTGATTACCACCCTTATCCATAGGGTTTACCGTAGAACCTACGAGTGCCTTACCTACAATTCTTCTACCTACAATAAGACAGGTTTTCTCAATGCGCCACGCTTCGCGTATATCTGTAGGGCGTTCCCATTTACCTGCCTCATCCAAGTAGAGGATGTGAAGCTTCTCACCATCGTAAGCGTTATTGGTAGTGTTCTTCCAGTTGATGATGGTATTTAGCGCCTCACCTTTATTAGAGGTTTTATTCTTTTTAGTAATACGTTTGGACGGTTCACGGAAGGCAAGCTCCATACGAGGGTTGGTCGTACCGTCCTGTATAGGCTTAAAAAAGAATGGGTAAGACTTAAACATAGGAACCACCTTCTTCATAAAGATGTTTTCCTGTGCATCCTTACCCGTCTTAGACTGTATGCCTAATAGCTTATCTTTTACTTGCGTTCCTTCATCTACGAGTATTGCTGCTGACATATTAGTATACCCCGAACGTCTACACTTGGTGTACATCTGTCCAATAGACCGTGGGTCGTTTTCGCACGCAGCAAAGTGAATAAATAGTCTTCTCTGGAACTCAAGATATGAAGCATAGCCTATATCCATCTTGCTCCATTGAAGCATCATATAGTGTCTCCCTGTAATGTAGATAGGCTCACCGTTATTGTAAAACCAAAGACCGTTGCGGCGGCGCTCAAACTCCTTTTCGATGTATGTAGAAAAACGCTTCTTAAAGTCTCCCGGCATTTCGTACCACTCATCCATAGAGCGAATCCTCTGCAGTTCTGTTGGCACAGGAAGTCTTTCCCACATTTGCATAGGAGGCTCCCTGTCATAAAAGAGGATTTCTTTTTTGTTGGGGACTTTGGGAATCTGAATATCAAGCCCACCGATGGTGAAGACTTCACCTTCTGTATCGTTGGGACATATGTTAACAACATAATTATCGTATTCCTTAATTTGCTTAAGTCCTGCCATTTCATTAAATTTGATTTATGAAACGTATTTTATTAATAGCTTCAATTTTATTATTATCGTCTTGTGCTGTTCGTAAGAACAATTGCAACTCTATAGATAAGTGTAGATACGAGCCTGAGCATTATCACGTTTACCACGACTAATAATCCCAGTAACAAAATATCTGATTACTTAGAAAATCGCTCTGCGAATCCACCGGAGTAGTCTTGTTCTTCTTCAATACCTCCTGTCTCTTTGAGTTCTCTGACCATCTGCTCAAGTCTTTGGTATTCAATGAGGAGTTCTTTTGCATCTGTTGCTGTTTGTTTAATGCTTTGTAATTCTGCTTTACGCTGTGAGCCAGAAAGCTCTGCATCTACAGGCTTTCTTACTTCATCAATCATATTGTTGATTGCGACCTCCATAGAAGAAAGCAGTCTTGTTGATGCTTCTACGGTATTGAACTTATGTTTCTTTGACATACACTAATTCCGTTGTTCTCATACGGTAGGCTTTGCTGCCGTCAAGAAGTTCCATCTCATATTCTGAATTCGGTCGGTAGCCCACCAAATCACCAGCGCTAGCTCCAATCCATTCTGAACCTTCCGGCATATGTAGAAGCTGTCCTTCTTCTTTAGGTTCTTCTTTGAGGCCAAGAATGATACCAGAAGCAGTTGTTTTCTCTTCCGCTTTAGGTGGGGGTGCAACGAAACACCAATCCCCAAGCATAGTAATACCATCAGCTTCGCTTTCGATTGCGATAGCGTGGTTTCCATATCCTCCGTTAGGGTCGTAATCAACCAAGTATAGGTCATTTCCGATATCATATTTCCGCTCTAGTACTACGTGGTGGTGGAAGTATAGTGTGTCGCCTTCACAATTTGGAAAACCAGACGGACAGCTTACGATGCTGCCGAGGTTAACACGGTTTTCAAACTCATTAAACTTCGTCACTAGCTTTAGAGTGGTGTCTTCAGTGAGCTTGATTTCATCCTTAAACTTCTGAGGGATGTGTACGATAAACTGACGTAGTGGTCTCATACTATTCAAATTTTAAATCGTACTCTAGAATACAAGGCATATCGTCAATGGCTTTCCATACCATTGTACCTTCTTCATTCTCTATGTATATGAGATACCGTTTTTTTGAAAACCTATGCAAATGCGCCTCGTCTTCAGTGATTGCGACTACTTTTCCGGAGCCAGCGCGCATATTTATATAGTATGCCATAGCGTCCTTGGGGTCGCGCCCAATTACAATCTTTCTAATCATCTTTATTTAATTTAAGTGGACCTAGGGTCCAACTGCTAATTTACATTATCGTTGCCGAAGTGTTTTAGCCACC